CTTCTGCGCGGCCTCGAACTGCGCCCGGTTTGCCAGCGGCGTCAAGCCAAACTTAGCTCTTGCGGCGTCCCGCTCCGCTTCCGGCGTGGTGGCGTGGGCGAAATCATCACTAACCCCGCTTCTCATTGCCCGTCGCGCCGCGTCCAGTCCCTGGCCTCTCCAACCGTGGCGCTTCTGATTATGACGGCCCGACAGGTGCTTGAACTTCGCGTCGATCCGCTCTTTCAGCGTAAACTCTTTGTACTCGCCGTGACGAATACGCAGCGGCGCCCACAGAATCGCCCGCTCTGCGCAGTCTGGGCAGTGTTCCGCGATCCCTAAGCGCCAGTAGGCGTCGTAATTATCGTCGCCCAAATCTTCAACGTACCAGGCACAGTGGCATTTTTGGCCGCAGATGGTCGAAAGGTCGCCAGGATAAGCGGGCAGGATCAGCCCGTAGGTTTTGCCCCACCAGAACGGGGCGACAATCGCAGAAGCGTACATGCTTGCGCGGTTGGCCCAATTACCGGGGCGCTCACCCGCTTCAATGGCGGCGATAAACCCGGCGAGATACCCTCTTTGCTCGTCAATCCAGGCTTGCAGCCTCTCTTTTTCGGCCTCGCTCAACTCCGTTTCGTCAATGCCACGGCCTAAAAGATAAGCGGCGATCACGGCGGCGATCAGGGCCTTCATCAGCGCGTCACCAAAATCGTCGGGGGTGGTCTCGCTGTCCCAGAGCGCGCCGATCTCGGTTTCGAGGTCTCTTTCCAGTTCTTCGAGGTCAATTCTATCGTCTGGCATGTTTACGCACTCCCGCTTTCAGCCGTGCGCTCAAATGCGCTCGCTCAAAGAGCGTCTCAACTCGTTTCTTGGCGAGTATCGCTTTCGCCTCTTTCAGCCCGGCGTCCCACTCTTTTTGTTTTTTCTCCGCTTCCGCGTCAACCGGCGTTTCGGCCACTGGTACTTCTTCCAGTTCGGCGTCTGTTTCAGTCGCGTCTAACGGATCGGTGACCACTTCGGCGGGCTTGACGTCGGGCTTGAGTTTGTCGGTATCGGTCAGCGTGACTTCGCCGGTGGCGTCTTTGGGGAGGAACTCACGCGGCAGAATGTCATCGTCTACCAGCACCTGCACCGCCTGTTCGGGCATGAGGATACCGCCTTCAACCGCGGCTTTGGCGGTTTCGACTTTGACTTTCTCGTAATCGGCGTGGGCCTTCATGTCCCTGATATCTTTCTCGATAAACTGCCAGGTCGCGGCGTCCGGTAAAACCAGTTCGTTGTTTTGGTGCGTCCACTGCTGCTGCCAGGCGGCCAGGCCCTTGCCCATTGCTTTGTCGTGCAAGACCTGAGACTGCGCACCTGTCCCTAGAGACGATCCGGAGAGCGGTTGCAACTCTTGCGGGTCTAAACCGAGATTGTTCGCATAGGTAAGAATGGCAATGTCAAATTCTTCTTTGCGGTCAAAGCGATCCGGTAACTCGGCCAGGGGAATGGTTGCCACTTCGGGGGATTTGTCGCCGGGGATACCGACCATGACCGCGCCCATGTAGGCGGCCAGGCCCTTCGCCACGGTCTGTTCCTGAGCGGCTTTGACCGCGCCTTCGACCTGCTGCTGTAAAAGACCGTTGACGATATAGATTGCCAGCGGTCTCAGCCCGCCGACTTTCTCGCGCAGGTACCACTCCATTGTCGCCAGCTTGTAGATTGCCGGGTAGGAACGGGAGGCGGCGCATAGTCCTACACCATAGTACATTTCGGAGGGGTCGGGCATGTCGCTAAACAGCATGACCTGGTAGTTTTTCAACTCATGCACTTTGTTCTTGCGATCCCGGTAGAGCAGGGGAATATCGGGGTCGCCAGTTCTCGAAGAGCGCCTCGAATCGAGATGGCGCAACCCGACAATCTCGCTGCTGTGGGACTTGTTGGCGCGCACAATTTCCACGAACGCTCCGTTATTTGTGGTCAAGAAGTCACGTAAGTGCTTGCTGAGGAAACTGACCCAGCCAACCGTGCGCCCATCAGCGTAAAGATAAAGTTCCTGGTACTTCTTGGCTTTACGGGGGCTGTCCGTTTTGATCTCGAAGGCTTTGCTGGCGGTCTGAGAAATGGCGATTCCAACTGCCGCGGCCCACATGGCCTCGGCATGGACGGTTGCGCGCAAAACGTCATCACTTCCCGGCGACCAGTAAACGGGCTGCTGCGGCGGAATGGGGATGTTGTTCATGTTCCCCCAAATCTGAGGGATAATCAGGCTCATCACCCCGCCTTGAACGGTGCCGGCGTCTCCTGCCGTGACGGATTTTACGATAAAGTCGGTTTCAGGCATAATTGCTTATCTCCGGTATCTCAACTAGATACCCCAATAATTCGCACGTTCCAGCGCCATTGATAGACAGACGCTCAGGTCTATTTTCATGTTGTCGGCTTTCTTGACCAGTCTCAACTTTTCGCCGTCCAGTTTCGAGTTCGCATTGTTGATATGCTCAGTCAGGTCATGAAACAGCCCGTTATGGTGAATGTGGCGGTCACGAATGGCGTCTTGCAGCGCTTTGTCGGCCACGGCTCGCTGTGCGCCCTGGTTGAAGGCATAGAACGATCCGATCATTTCACCACTGATCCGAGACGCCATATCTTCCAACTGGTAGGGGTCATAGGCCACCTCTACGACATTATACTCTAACAGTAACCGCCGAAGCTCTGACTCCGGCCCATCCTCACCGCCGAAATCCAGTTTGCCGCCTTTGGGGGGCGTCCACTTGCGGGCGTAACGAACGTCATAGTTGCCGTCACTGCGCCCACTGACCATCAGCAGGCCAAAACAGTCGCCCGTCACCGCGGCGTCCATTCCGAGAATGACCGATTGATTTTTTATCAGCGGCGTGCAATTTTCTTTGCAAGCCTCCCACCACTCCGGCGGAACGAATGTTTGGCGAGAACTTGACCACTGGTTGCGGTGAACACGGTTGAACTCAGCCGGGTCAAGGCTGGCTGCCTGCTCTTGGTAATACTCTTGATTTTGCCACGGTAGGCGGGGGTGCGTATTCCACAGGGTGAACTGGCGGGCGGTTGGATTGGTGAACGCTTCGATTGCAGGCGTGAAGTCTCCGGCCCAGGCGATAGGCGCGCCCTCTTTGACCCCGGTGTGATAGAGATTTTCCAGCAGCCTGGATTCGTTGGAGTAACCGGCATACGTTTCAACCCATCGGAATGACTTGCCGTGCTTCATCGGGCTTAGGGTAAGCTCTGTCCACATTTTCTCGTTGGCTTTTTCGTGCGCTCCCCAGAGTTCCGACCAGCAGACAGCATCGGCGTTTGACCCGGCCTCACCGCTGGGGTCAATCGGGATGAACTGAATAAAAGCGTGGTTGGGAAATTCGATCCGGTTGCGAGAGGGAATGACCCTGATTACCTCGCGCATAGTCGGGTGCAGTTCGATGGAGCGGGTGATATAGTGCCCGACCCGGCTGGCCGCGCCCTCCAGGTCATTGGCGATGATATAGACGCTGCCCCACTCGGATTGCCAGGCCATCCACAGCATGACCGCCGCGGCGATGGTAGATTTAGCCGACTTCTTGATATCCGACCACAGGATAGTGGAGTAATCGAACTCGCCCGCCTCGTTACGGTGTAGGGCGGCTCGCAGTGACATTTCCTGGTAGGGGTGGAAGTTGAAGCGGTGCGTATTGGTTTCGGGAATGCGAAAATGCCGCCGTATCCAGCGCACAGGATCGGGGTCAACGAAGTCAATCGTCTTGGCTTTCGGTTTCAGGGACAGCTTGCGCTTGTTCAGTTCCTGGAGCGAGAGCGCCAAGTTCTCCAAGCTGCTCCTTGACATAGGCGATAAGTTGCTCATCATTCAAATTCCCAAAAGTAACATTGGTGCGCACGGGTGCGTATAGACCGAATAGTTTCGCCCGCTCTCGGACACAGTCCAGGACGCCGGTCATAAAGCGCGGGTCTCCATCGGGATAGATAATCACAATGCCGCCGTCTTTTGTCGGAATTTCTCGCTCGGCAAGCGAACGTTCCCACGCGCCCCAAAACTCGGCCTCAACTTTGTCGATCCGGGCCAGGGCGTCGGCTTTGTGTTGGTCAATTGCAGTTGCCGCCCGATCTCGCCAGCGTTTTAGCACTTTCTGAATGTCATAAGAGACCTGCTGCCGGGTCATGGGATTATTGGGATAATGCAGCTTATTCAGTTCCTCCATGATGGCGAAGTGAGTCCAGTTGCGAACATACCAATCCGCAATCAGCGAGTAATCCCGTTCTCGCTCTGAGTCACTTCTTTTG